GCGTTCCGCGCAGACAGCGTACCCGATAAGTCAAGCATTTAGTTAAATTGTGGATAACTTGAGCAGGGCTCGGGCGTGTTGTCCACAGGTTTTTTGCCCTTGTGGATAACTTAATTGCGTACCTGCCTAGCGTTATCTACATCTACCAACGTTATATCTAGCAGCCCGCATCTAGTGCATTGTAGGCATTTTACGTTAGGTGGCAGGTGGTCAGATACTACGCGCTCTAGCTGTAACGTTACGGTCTTGCATTGGCGGCAGTTAGCTTCAATATAAAGCATAGTTTTTAACCCCATTATCTAATAACTATTGGTGTAAAGAATTGCATATAGTTAGCAAGCTCTAGGCGTACTACTAGCTTTGTTACATCTTCACGTACAAAGTGATTATGTACAATAGGCCTAAATGGCTGTAAGGCCTCTACAGGCACTATAAATAGGCCGTCTGTAAACCTAAAGACTAGCCGGTGATAGGCGCTTTCTAAATCTTTGAACAGCGGCAATATGCTCATTTGTTGCAGCTTTGTATAAGCTACAAAGGTAGGCTGTGTGTAAGAATAGTTACACCATAAAACCTCTAAATCACCTATGTAGCTCTCAAAGCCGTTGCCCTGTTTTTCGTTTATATGGAAATCGGTAAAATAGTACTTAGGCGTAGCCGTCAATACCCACGGGTATACTGTAGTTAGATAATTAGCTACCTTAGCCTCACGCTCTAAACCTAACTCTGTCTGTCTAATTGGTTGCACGGTTAGCCCTCTCTGTATCACTTAACAGCTCATCTGGCACAGGCTCACGCTCTACTATCGGGTCTAGGTTGCGCCCTGCATCTTGCATAACCTCTGTGTAATCATCTGGGGCTAGCCACCTATCACCATAACGTTTTAGCCATAATGGCTGGCATTGACTCGCTTTTACTTTATGTGGGCATAAATAACCCTTGTAAGGGCTGCCGGTCTTATTTGACGTGCCTTCAATTAACACCCTATGCCCGTGTTTACATATTGGCGGCTCTGGCATTGGTTCACCCGCCCCTAGCTTGACCTTTAACGCGCTTATTGACTCAGCCGCGCTAGGTACTGCACCGCCTGCCCCGCGTGTTTGTAATGGGGCTTGTATGGCCTCTACCTTTTCCATATCTTGACGTGTAGGCCTACCAACACCGCCCGGGCTTAGCAAGCCAATAACACGCCCATAGGCAGAGGTTACACAATTTTCAACCCAAAAATTAGCATTTACCCCACGGTCTGACCTAACCTCTAGTGCATAATCTACAGCGCTTGGTTTATCATCTTCATAGTTTTTATAGGCCTCAGCTCTAATTAAGATATAGCCGTTTTTTAGGTCTATGTCCTCTATGTAGGCTACTAATCGCAAGCCCGGGTACTCAGCCCGCGCTCTTTTAATCCGCGCGTTTACATCTTCATAGCCGTCTAAAAAGCTCATTTAGTCACCTCTTTAAGCGCCTTAGCTATATTGCGCCCTCTTAGGTAGCCGTCACCGTGGCCCTCACGGTATCCCGTACGGTAGGCCGCTAACATAAATAGCCCTACTATTAGTACAGTTAATGTAATTACTGCTAAATCAGCTAACATAAATCACCCTTTGTTAAGGCTGATAAAACTACTACACTAAGTAGCCCTCTCAGCGTGTAGTAAAAGTATGACCTATACCTAAGACATATTGCTAGCTTTCTAGCGGCGTGTCTTTCTTTGTGTCTTTATCAGCCTTAGATTTAAGCCCATTACCAGCAAGTACCCCGCCCAAAGCGCCTGTTAAAAATATAGCTAGGGTCTGTAACAGCTGTATAAAATCTCTATCGTTAGGGGCTTGCTGGCCTATTGGCTGTGTTACAAATACTAGGGCATATACCGCCCCTGTAGTTATAGTTAAAAAGGTTACAGCTAACACCGCGCCTATAAAAAAGATTAGCCGGGCGTGTATGTCCTCGGGAGCTAATTTTGTACGTTGTTTACTCATTAGGGTTAATTAAGTCCTTTGTACATACGCCCGTTGCTTTGCATTGAGGCGGGTTACACTCTGGCTTTTCCCAGTTTTCATAGTTTTGGCACGGATACCTTACCCAGCCGTCATAGCCACACCCTGCTAAGAGCATTGTAAGTACCAGAGCCCCTAGCAGGGCTCGCACTACTTAGCGCCTACGCCGTATTGCTTTTCGTTGGGCTGTACTGCCTTTACTAACGGCCCAATTAACCCGGCGATAAAGGCGTTAGCCAATACTTTAGGGTCTGTAATACCAGACATATAAAGAGCTGCAACGCTTGCTAGCGCGGCGCGCCCATAGCTGTATAACGCTGCCTCTATTTGTTTTTTATTCATTTGTCTATCCTAAATGCCCCTTAGTTTATTTGGGTAAGTACCCCTACGGTATGAGTACCGCTAGCGGCAACGGCGTATAACGCTTCGTGGTCGCCTACGGGTACAGTTAGTTTATCGCCATTATCTAATTTATAGCCATTACTTGTAGTTACGTTTGGGCCGCCTAAATAAATAGCGCCACCGCCTAGATTATGTAAATTAGCTGTTTGGTCAAAATCTGATTTAGGTACTATTACTACAGCCTCAGTACCTACAACTACTTGCGCGCTAGTTGGCATTTTCTTGTCCTAACTTTGAGATTATCTTAGCGGCTTTTTTAGCATTTACACTTACCTCAAAATGCATTTCATCTTTGCGGTTTCGGTAATCCCCGCCCCACGTTAGGCCATACTTTTTAGCTAAGGCCCTAATCATTGGCACTTTATCGGCTGGAAACGTACCCACAGCTGCTAGCGGGTGTTTAGTCGCGTTTAGGTCTATTGCTGTACCGCTGCTATGGCAGCTTAGGCGGTCTGTACTGCCGCGCACCATACGAAAAGCATAGCCCCAGTCATCTAGGCCGCCTTCATCTATTGGCTCTATAAGCGCGTGAAACTCAGCGGCAAAACCTACTAATAACGGTGCTACAGCCTCAGCACATCTCAATTTAATTTTAGTGCCCGGCACGGGGTAACTCTTTATACCTATCTCTGCCGGGTCTTTGCTGGCAGGCCAGCCGTTATAACTCGTTAGCATAGTAATTTATTTTAGAATAATCTTTTAAGATTATGCTACTTACCCAAAGTAAGCCCATTGGGTATTGGCTTAGAGTATTCCCATTTGGATACATATACACCTAATCCATCTGAATCATCAGCCAATTCAATTGTTCCAAATCTATGGTCAAAATCTTCATTAGTTAATTCTGGATAAGTTTCAATAATTTGGTTTTGAATTTCCATTTATGCTCCTAAATAAGTTGCTTGGAAAGTGCCATAAACGCCTTGAGTGTATGCTTGTTGCGAAGTGCCGCTAGACTGATTATATCGTAATTCAACATAATCACTTACTGCAAGGTTCAAAATTGTGCTTATAGTATTTGTAGGATAAGCCGTAGAAGGGGTTAGTAGACTTTCAGCTACGCTAACTGCGTTTTTGTAAATCATTAAATATCTTGAACCTGTTGCATTGTTATCGCCACCAACATACCCAAAAATCCTGTAGTATCCTGCTTTTCCTGCTGGAATTGTGATTCTTCCAGTATTCGTTACTGTGCTATGAAAAGCATCTGTATCAAATTCTTCCGTGTCCCAAGTTAAAACTGTAGTGGTGTTATTTGCAATTGTTTGAGATGCGCTTGATGTGCATTTTACACCAACAAAACCACCAGCACTTGCAGCACCCCACTCAGGGGCAGTTGCACCAGAATTAACTTTTAGAACTTGTCCTGCTGTTCCAATGCCTAATCTTGCAGGTGTTGAACCGCTTGATGCATAAATAATATCGCCGGTTGTAGTCATAGGGTTAGTCATACCCGTTGTATCTACATTAGCCCAAGCGCTACCTGTGTAGTAAGTAGTAACGTTTGTATCTTTTAGATAGGCAAACTGGCCTTCTTGCGGTGAGGTTATAGCTGCATCTCTAGCAGTTGCACTAGCAAAAACTAATATACCTTGCATTAAATAGCCGTTTACGTCGGCGGCTGTTAAAACCTCACCTGTAGTAAAGGTCTTAAATCCTA